GTGACCCTTCACAAAGGTTACGACGCGATCCCGCGGCGGTCAGGGGTAATACCCTAGGCCGTCGCAAGACTGATTCCGATCCACGTACTACCCTCACGAAGAAATTCGTGACGATAGTCGTGGCCGGTATCAATCTTGCCTATCTGGTTGGTGAGCTTCTGCTATTAGGGCATAATCAATGCCCTTAGCTGAATCTGCGAACAAGATTCGGGTTCTCATTTCTTGGGACGGTTCTCGCTTTCGCGATGAATCTGTCTTACAAGTATCCTTGAGGATCGGTGCGAACCGACCCCCTGAGGTCCAGCAGGCTTTGCGGACTATCTTGAAGCGCTTAAGGCGCTAATAGACGTTTCCGATCGGCCTCGTTGGAGAGACTGAATCTTTGTCTCGACGTCATAAGCTATGGATCTGTTAACCCTACAGAAAGGGGAACAGTGAAAAGCCTGACGTCACTCTGGTCCATTGCTGCTCATGAAATGGCAGCAAGATGTAGCACTAGCGCCACTCAAGACGTAAAAACCGTCTTGAGTCGGGTTGAACACGAGGGGTTGTCGTTTTTGGCGATTACCCTGGCGGACTATGGGAAAGTCATCGAAAAATGGCTTGACCAAGGTCTCGTCGTCCCTTGGGACGTTCTTTCTTTTAAGAAAGATCGTCTTACTGGTTTCCCCCTATTTCTAGGAGGTTTCCTTGGACGTGTGTTCAATCCTGAACGTGGCACGCTACTGGATGAGCCAGACATCGAAGCAATCATTGCTCTACGTCAGCTAACGCTGATGTTTAGCAAGATCGCCCCCTCTGCCGAGACCCGCGAGGGTACTCGGAACGCGGTAGTTACACCGCGTCGAGAGAGGCTAGCGATGTCTGAATTCGTTCAGTGTGAGCAGGATGTTAAGAGGAATGACTCACTTCTTGATCCAGCCTATATGGCTGATTTCAAGAGGATGAGTAACATTCTGTTTGGTGACCTTTTTGCCAAAGTAGACAGAGATGTCTATTGGGGCAGGGTCTTTCCCAAACATGGACCAGGCTCTGTCGCGGACCGTCTTAGCAGTAATGCTAAGTACGATTCGCGAACCTGGACTACTCGTCTTCAGTCGGTTTTCCCGGCTGAGGACTACTTGATTCCTAATTATCATTTTAAGGATAATTTGGATTCGAGCATTAACGTCCTCGAACCTGGTGCTGAGATACCTGTTCGGGTTGTCTCAGTTCCTAAAACGCTCAAAACCCCAAGGGTTATTGCGATTGAGCCCTCAGCTATGCAATTTGCACAGCAAGGGCTTCTTCGCTGTATCCTTAGTGCGTTTAAAGAGGATAGTTACCTCTCACGCATTGTCGGATTTGACGACCAACGCCCTAATCAGGCGATGGCGCGTCATGGGTCTCACAGAGGAGACCTGGCCACACTCGATTTGAGTGAGGCTTCCGATAGGGTTTCGTATCAGCATGTACGGGCCATGATTGAAGACTATCCTGATTTGCTTCAGGCAGTCGACTCATCACGGTCCCGGAAGGCTGATGTACCTGGTGAAGGCGTTTTCCGCCTCGCCAAGTATGCGTCTATGGGTTCAGCTCTCTGCTTTCCCTTTGAAGCTATGGTATTTACTACCATTATCTTCCTTGGGATTGAAAGGGAGCTTAGCGCTCCGCTTTCCAGGAGGGGATTGATTAAGTCCTTCTCCCGGCAGGTGCGTGTTTACGGGGACGATATTATCGTTCCTCGTAAATTTGTGCTCTCCGTCGTCAACGAACTCGAGCTTTTCGGCTTCGTAGTTAACGTTGGTAAGTCTTTCTGGACCGGAAGGTTCAGAGAGTCTTGCGGCAAGGCTTATTATGATGGCACGGACGTTAGTATAGTCCGTGTTCGTCAGAACATCCCTGCCCAACGGCAGAACGCCGGCGGCGTTATCGCCACCGTTGCACTCCGTAACCAGTTTTACTGGTCAGGAATGTGGCGTGTGGCGGCTTGGT